CGGTTGCCTCGACCGAATAATCCGCACCCGCACCCGCGTTAACGTCACGAATCTTTGCGTTCCACGATCCGTCAACGTTCGATTTCGCGCTCAAAGTCGCGGTTCCGTTTATGGTTGTGGCGTTCATCGTGGTCGCACCCGTGACGTCTAACGTTGAGTCCAGCGTTGTCGCACCCGTGACGTCTAACGTTGAGTCCAGCGTTGTCGCACCCGAAGCGTTCAGCGTTGAGTCCAGCGTCGTCGCACCCGAAGCGTTCAGCGTTGAGTCCAGCGTCGTCGCACCCGTGACGTCTAACGTTGAGTCCAGCGTTGTCGCGCCGGACGCGTTAAGCGTTGAAACCGACGTCGCCGCAGCGTTTAACGCCGCGAGCGTTGAGGCACCAGTAACGCCGAGCGTGGACGACAACGTGGTTGCGCCCGTGACGCCCAACGTTGAAGATAAAGTGGCCGCACCCGTCACGCCCAACGTTGAAGACAACGTGGTCGCGCCCGTCACGTTTGCCGTGCCGTTGATGCGTCCGCCCGTTGCCGTTTGTTCGTAGGGGCCGATACGTTCCTCGGACGAATCGACCGCCATACCGCCAACGCGGCCGACCTCGATCACGCCGTCGTCGTTTGCGATGTTTGACCCGCCGTTGACGGCGTTGGTCAACGCTTGCGGGGTTTCTGAAATCGTGCCAATGTTTGCAGGGACATAGTCAATACGGAACCATTCGCCCGACCATTGGTCGTCATTTGCCGTAAACGACCCCGCGATGTTCACCCAATACCCGCCGTCAAAAATGAAACGTTTGTCAAAACTTTCGGCGGTGAAAAATTGCCCGTTGAATCGCTCGACCGGGGCGGCGTGCAGTCCGAGCATTTCCATCGTGAGCAAGTTCAAAATTTGATTTCCCGAACCAGTCGCGCCGCGACGGAATGAAATTCCCGAAACAAACGTGGTTCCGTTATACACCGACAAATCACCGGTTTGAAATAACCCGTTTGCAATGCGCGTGGTTCCGAGTTGCAACTCAATTTTTGAATTGACATTTGCGTTCGCGTTGTTCGCGCGGTACGTCACCGAAACCGAATCGTCGTTGGCGTTGTCCATGCGGACAATCGTCAACGTCGTCAACCATGTGTCGGTTTGATGCCCCTCTAAAGTGTAGGTGGTCCCGTCAACTGGTAAAAAATTGCCGTAGTGTTCCGAGGTGATCCGTAGCGTTCCCGACGTCGGCAAATTTGCCGTGATCACGACCGGCGCCGCGTTGATTGACAAAGCGCCGAATGCGACCTTTGCAAACGGCGAATGATAATAATAGTACCCCGCGGTTGTTGACCACGCGGCCGCGCCGTAAACGGGCGCCGTGGCGAAACCATTCAACGCGCGGTTGTAATAGTAAAACAACCCCGGCGTTGTCGCGGATTCGATGCGAATTTGCAGTCGCCAAACGACCGCGATGGTGTCGTCGTTTGTCGTCGCCGCCGTGTTTGACGTTATATTGTAATTATGCGGGCCGTAGAATTTTAACTGCGTGGCCGTTGACGCCCCGATGATCCCCAACGTCTTGGTCGGGGCCGTTGATTTGAACGTGTAAGGTTTTGAAATTGCGTTGAATTTGTCACGCGCATATTCGACCGAAACTGCGCCAACCGCGGGTAAAAAATTAAATTGGGCGCCCGTCAATCGTGCAAAACCATTGGTTTGGTCAATCGTGATGTCGTCCGCCCGCGATGACGTGGACAACCGCGTGATTGTTTTGTCGTACAACGAAACGATTCGCGGCGTGTCCGCGCGGTTGACGTATTGCTCGAAAATCCAACGGCCGTTCGATTGATAAACCCGTGCGCCGTAGGTGATGCATAATTCTTTGAGTACGTCGTACGCCTTTGAATAGGTCGTGACGCCGTCGCCGTCTTCGCCGCGAAAAACCAAAATGTCGATGGCGTGTTCTTCGATGGTGTCCTTTGTCGTCGCGTACGTTTGAATGGTCGTTTCCCACCAGTTGACGGACGTTTCCAAATAAATGTCATCCGCGCCCCATAAATCCGTAACGCCAGCGAAATCAATGCAGTTTCCAATGACGTCAGAAACACGCGTCAAACCCGCGGCGAGGTCATTGTTTGCGGTGTAGTCGATGTTCGCCAAACGTCCCAAACCATCGGCCGCCGTTATGCTATAAAGGTACGGCTGCGATTCGTCTTCGAGCGAAACCAAATCTTGAATAATCCAGCCAACCCAAAAGAAGTCGTTTTCGTCCCATGGCGTTGTCGCGTTTTCCCAAAATTCCGCCCACGATTCCCAATTCGTATCGGGGCGGTACACGACCACGCGAAAGCGATCCTCTTGAAATGTTTTCAGTAAATCAACAAAGGTTTCGAATGTCCCGTTTTCCGAGTACGCGCCGAACGTCAATTTCGAACCTACAATCGGTGAAACGATGTCATCGGTTTCGCCGTCGTACGTTAACTCAAAACCGCGTGAATCAACGTTGAACGTCGTTGACGCCGCGGCCCATTGGGTATCGTGGATTTCGATGCGGTATAAAATACCGCGGTCGGATTTGAATTCTGAATATAAACGAACGGCCATTTGTTTGTTGTGTTAAAATCCTCGGTAACGTGAGCGCTCGCGTGACGCGCGTTCATTTGAAATTAGTAAATCGGAACCCCGCAATCGCCCGGTGACGACTACATTTTGACCCATACCGCCGCCCATCATGCCTTCGAGTTTGTCGAGCGGAATGACCGCCTCCGGCCCACGACCTTCGCCAATCAATGCGAGCGTCGGCCCCGTGGCGATTCCGCCCTCGGCGAGTGCAGGAATACCGCCCATTGAATTGCCTTTATTTGCTAATGACGTCGTAATTCCCGAAGCGAGCGCGATCATTGCGATACCGGCCGCAATGGCTCCAACGCCACCGAGCGATTCCAACGATGTTTTGATAGCTAAAAGTCCGACGCCCGTTGCGATTGCGATTTCACCGATTGAATGCAGCAAACCCGCCAATGTTTGCAAGGCGAATTGACCAAAGTTTTTGAACCCCGCACCGCCCGCCATTGCCGAACCAAGCATTTGACCGATACCGATGGCGAAATTTATTGCCGCTGAATTGATTGCGGCCGATACATTTTCGCTGAAATCTTGCGCGGCGAGCGTCATTTTTGCGAACCCCTTTGGCACCTTCTCAAACACTTCGGGTTCGACCAAATCGTCTTCGGTCACGGGTTCCATTTTAGGCAGGAACTGAAGATTCTCTTTGAATCCAGCCATGAACCGCGATTCCGAGGTGGCTTCGTAGGTGATCGAATTTTGCTCATCCGTAAGTTTCTCGACCTCTTTTAATAGGTCGGCATAACTATCTTTTAATTTGTCAACCTTTGGCACGGCACCCGCTGCCGCATCGCCCGCGTCCGTGGTCGCAGTTGCGGTCGTGGCCATCGTTGGATTCATTGTTTCCAACTCCAAACTCAAACCGCCAACCTTTTCAATTAACTTTTTAGATTCACCGGTTTTGCGGGCGATGGATTCAGTTACTGAATCAATTGAATTCTTTAAATTCAATTCATCGTCCGCCGTGTTTGCAATATCATTTTGCGCAACGAGTTTTTGCCTTTGAGTTTCCAACTTAACGCGTCGCGTTTCAAGGTCAATCAAATCGGCTTGAATTTGCGCGGCCTTTTCCATTTCGCGCGTCAATACCTTTTCGGCCCCCGCGATTTGTATTTTCTTCGCCAGCGCCTCGTTGAACTTTGTTTGGAACTCACCCAATTCTTTGACCGACGTTTTTTCTTTGTCTATGTTCCCGATGTACGTTCCAAATTTCCCGTTGAATTTTTCAATCAACGCGTTTCGCGTTTCTTGCGAAACATTTGTGTCGCCAATGACCGCAAGCAATGAATTTGCTTCGGTTTTGTGCCGTATCAATTCGCCAGTTGCGCCCTCCATTGCCGAGGAACTTGCCATCATTACGGCCCCAATCACGCCAATTGCAACCCCAACGGCCAACAACGCGGGGTTGGCGGCCATCATTACGCCTTTTAATAGTACGAACGTCCGAACCAATCCGCCGACCGCGAGAATCGCGGGGCCAATCGTTGCCGTCGCCAACGCAAAACCGACCACCAATTTTTTGATGGTGGGGTTCATATTGTTAAAGGACGAAATGATTTTGGTCGCCATCTCAATCAACGGGCGCAACGCAACCGAAACCAGTTCGCCAATTTGAATCATTGCGCCTTCGGATGCCGACGACAATGCCTTCAGTGATCCGAAAAGCGTGTCGCCCAATATCTTCGACATTGACAATGCGGCGCCCTCGGAATTTTCAAAATCTTTTGTCAGCCCCGGCAACGTGTCTTTGTTTTTCAAAAGTACCAAAAGTGCGGATTGCGCGGTTCGCCCTACCTCGTCCATTGCGTTACCAATGGTGATGCCCTTAGCGGCTAATTTGTCGAACTTTTCGGCCGTGGTGCCGCTTTCGCCGCTTAAATCCGTTAAGATTCGGCGGAGCGACGTTCCCGCTTGCGAACCCGAAATTCCCGCGTTTGCCAATGTCGCGAGCATGGCGGTTGTTTCTTCCAACGAAACGCCCGCGGCGCTTGCAATCGGGGCGACGTACTTCATTGAGTTCGCGAACTTGTCCATGTCCAACGCCGATCGCGAGAATGACAATGCCATTACGTCCGTCACGCGGCCCGTTTCGCTGGCGTCAAGGCCGAAACCTCGCAGCGTAGAACCCGCAATCGCCGCAGCGGCCGCAAGGCCGGTGTCGGTCGCTTGGGCGAGTGCGAGCGTTGCTTCGGTGACTTGCGTTATTTCCTTAGCCGTGAAACCGAGTTTCGCGAATTCGGTTTGCAGTTCAGCAACTTGCGAGGCGGTGAAAATAGTTGACGCGCCAAGTTTTTGGGCGTTTTCTTTTAGTTTGTTAAATTCCTCGGAACTTGCACCCGAAACCGCCTTCACCTTCGACATTTGTTGTTCGAACCCCGTGAACACGGCAACCGACAATGTGGCGATGGCGGCGACTGGCGCCGTGAATGATTTTGTTAACCCTTTACCGACGGATTCAAATTTGCGCCCCGTTTGGTCGAGCGCCCTTTCCGCTTTGTTCAGTCCACCGATCAGCGGCGCAATGTTTGCGAAAAACCTTAAATTGATTGAACTTAAATTCATGACTTGCCAAACCTTTGATTGTGTGCGTCTATGACCTCGCCACGCGTCCAAACGTGTTTCGGGCCTTGACGTTTATTTTCCCACGGGAACCGAATTAAATCGGTCGGCTTCAAACGTTTCTTCGTGTGTGGCGCTATATTGACCGACGCAATCCATCGCGCCCGTTCCCATTCAGCGCGATATTGTTGTTCCAACTTTTCGGAATAACCCCGCGATGTATTTGAAAACTCTCGCGGCGTCATCCCGTAAAATCGCGACGGCGACAAACCTATTTGACCAAACGCGTACGCTTCAAGTGAATCCCAAGTGGGCAGTTCAAAATCGCCGTTGCCGTCGATGCTTTGGCCGGTTATTTTTTTTCTTCGTCTGAATTGAATTGACGGCCGAAAATTTCGAACGACTTTTCCAAAATTGACGAATCGTCGTCTAACAAATCGGCCACGTCCTCAATCGCCATTTTGAATGGCATTTTGTCTTTTCGCGCGCCGTCTTTGAATCCGCACCACACCAAGGTGATGGCTTGATCCAAAGTGATGTCATTTTGTAAAGACGTTAAAGCCGCGAGCGGCATTCCCGTTGCGCGTGAAAATTCACGCAATGCGTTAAATCCGAATCGTACGGGAAAACGCTTATTGTTTGTTTCGAGGTATTCAATCATAAAAGTAAAAAAATGGGGACGTTGCCGCCCCCGTTAATTGTTAGGAGTTTGTTGCTTCGGTCAACGCTCCAGTTCCCTCGAAAGAGAAAGAGAATGTTGCGTTGTCTTCAACTCCCGCCTCTTGGTCGAGTGACGTGATAAATCCGCGGCCGGAATAACTTTTTTCATCGGCCGTTACTGAACCAAATTTGACGTACAAATTGGTTCGGTTGTTCCAGTATCCAAATATGTCAGAATATCCGTCGGCACCCGATAAGGAGTACACGACCAATCCGTCGCCGGCTAAGGACCAAGAGCGTTGACCGCCCAAAAGTTCGCGGAATCCCGAGGAATCTTTGTTTGATGTATCGCGCGTTTCCATTGATATTGACAAACTCGCGTTTGTCATACGGCCTACTTCGTCGTAGGTCGAGCCGTCCGTACTGAATTGAATCAATACGTCGGTTGCGTTCATGATGCTTGTTGCTGCTGCCATGATATTTTATTTTTTAAGGGGTTTATTTTCGATGGTTGCGTCGGCTTCGTCCTTTGCGACGAATCCGGCGGCTTTGAGTTGCTCGGCCGTATGGTTTGGAACCATAACAAACGAACCTTTGGTGATTACGCGCTCGCGCATAACTTCCCAATCTTTTTTCAGTTGTACTTTTATCATAATTTGATGATTCTAAAAATTAGGTCAACTTGTTTGGCGAAAAATCGTTCGTCGTCTGAAAACAAATCTCGTTCCCCGTCAAATTTACAACTTTGAACGGCGACATCCAAAATTATTTCGCGCATTCGAACAAACGCCGAACGTACGTCATCGACACCAGTTGCAGTGTCTGAATAGTTAGTCGAAACCAACGTGATCCGCACGTCGATTTCGTCAATGTGCGAATCCGAATCCTTCGACCGCGTGGGTGAATTGTTGATCACCTCGTAGATTGCATACGGCGTGGTTTGGCCTTGGGCGCCGACGGATGGAAACACGCGGCCGGCGAACAACGCCGCGAGGTTCGTGTCGGTTGTGAACTTGGATTTTATGACCTTACCAATCATTTGACGGAGTTGTTGAATTCCTTTTCAATGTATTTTCCCGCGTCCATGGTAAATTTAGCCATGACCAACCCCGTGGTTCGGGCCTTGGCGCGTTCCGCAAACCCGCGGTTTTTGCCGCCGTAGTTGCCCGACGAAATGTTTCCGTAGTTAATGAAGTGCGCGAACCATCCGCCCTTTTCGGGGTCTTTGAATGAACCCTTCACGCGTGGGCCGACCCAGTAGGCGGAAAACAAACGCGGGTTGTTCACCTTTGATTTTCCGATACCAATGGATTTCGCTAATGTTCCGGGTTTGATTTCAGCATACACACCGCCGTTGCGGTACACCTTGAACGTTTCGCTCGCGTCTTTTATTTCGGCCTTCATTGCGTCCTGCGTCAACTTCATTGCCGAACGTTGCATTTTACCGAGTTCACGCGCGTCGATTGCGTGTGAAAACTTTTTAAGTTCACGCATCACGCGCACGAAATCCGCTTTCGTTTGCTCGTTTTCAATACCGATTCCCTCACTGGCCATTGTCCGACAATTTAGTGTGAATCTTCATTGTATGTTCGCGAGCGTCGTCCGAAATAATGGATTCGATTTCGTAAATTTTTGAGCGGTATGAAATCCGCATTTTTTCGTTGATGTCGCTGCGCCAGCGGATCAAGAATTGAACTTTTCGTTCGGCGATAAGTTGGTATGACATTTCACCCTCGACGCCCGACTTTTCTTCGACCTTCGCCCATACGGCCGCGAGGGTCGAAAACGTTTGAACGCGTTGACCAAATGTGTCAACGGCTTCGCTCACGTTTTGAATCACGATGCGCTGGTCGAAATCGCCGGGGTTCATCGCTTAAAATATGAAAACTCGGTACGGGTTCCAAAGATATTCCGACGCCGTAGGCAACCGCTTCACGGAATCCGTGCGGTTTTCGTACATGTCGGCAACGACCAAAAGCATTCCTTGTTTGAGTGCCGCCGGAACGGCTGCGGCGTTTGCGTAACCCGCAACGTAGCGGATGAATACGGCGTTGATTGTTTCGTATGTTCCAAACCAACCCGCGTCGGGTGAAATACGGGCGGGTTTGGAAAACAAATCGACTTTGTAGTCGGCGGCGTCCGCCGTGATGGTTGTTTCGTTTCCATCGATATATTTGACGTATGTCACGGCCGTAACTGGCGAGCGCGACAAATGTATTTCGTCTTTGTAGGTTCCCGAATACGTCGGGAAGTCGTCGAAGTATTCTTCGAACGTGGTCGGCATCAGCGCCAACCGAGTGAATGATTCGCACAATTCACGGGCCGCGGTGATAAAAATCTCCAACGTGATGTCGTCTTCGGCGTGATCAACTCGCAAAAATTCCTTCACGTTGGCCAATGTTAATGGTTCCGACGCGGGAGGCGTGACAATTTGTATTGTTTTTTGCGTGATCATGATTTTTATCTTTTTTGAACTTTTGTTTTTGGAACTGCGCGTTCAGCACGTTGGTCAACGGGCTTGGCGATTACCTCGGCCAAACCCGCGACAACGTACTCCATCGCCGCTTCGGCGGTAAGGGCATGCACTTCGCCTACGCGATATGCAAACCCGTTACCAACTAAAGTTTTAATGAATCGAATTTCCATATTAGGTTTTCATAGTGATGAACTTGATGGCGCTGGTGTCGATTGCACCCGCGTCGGAACGCTTGTAAGCAATGTAACCAACCAAAAGAGCATCGGCGAAACGCTCGTTCAAACGAAGCATTTGAACGCCTCCAGCGTTACGAACAACATATTTGCTGAAGTCAGCGGCAACCAACACCTTTTTGGTGGCGGCGATTGCATCCATGTTGTTGTTAACGTAGAAGGGAACTCCGAACACGCGGTCGGGTTCGCCTATGGCCATTCCCGGAATGAACACGGGGAAGTCGTTAGATGAACCAACCCCCAGTTTGCGAATCGCGGCGGCCGTAGTGTCGGCACCCATCAGAGCAAATTTCGGTGAGTTGCGGTATGACTTGTCGATGCTATGAATCAAAGTCAAGATTTCGTCGGCCGTGATTGCGGTTGTGCTTGCGGTAGTCAATGCACTTGAACCAGCGGTGATCAAACCTTGTGGTTGGCTTGAGCCGGTACCAGTTGTGAAGTGTGCGTTTTGACCGCGTGCGATACGCTCGCCAAGAGTGTTCACAAGGAATTCGTCAAGGTTAAACGCCGCGTCTTGCAAAAGTTGGTAAGAAACCTTAACAATTTTTGAAGAATAAGTGTAGGCACCGAGGTTTAGGGCGGCGAATGTCATATCGGAAACGGTGTCGGCGGAACCTTCAGACAAAATAGCACCGACAACGCTGGTATCGTCCACCTTCGGGTAAGGCAAAGTAGCTCCGCTTGTGGTGTTTAGAACTTGGGCAAGACCCTCAATTGCGCCGGTGAAATTGCTCGCAACGTTAAGGATGTTCGAGAAATCTTCGGGAACCAAGAATCCACCGAGTGAATCGGTAGTCGTGATTTGAGAATCGGTACCGCGCATTTCAACCAAAGAACGTTCTTCGGCGTTTAGGCCGCCCATTCCGTTGCGCAGGTATTTTGAAAATGCAGCGTGCTTAGTGATTTCCTTCTGTTCGGCGCGGGCTTCGCGGCCGGAGGCAATCTCTTTTTTCATTTGCTCGGCGCGTTCGATTTTCTCAACGCTATCGCCATAGGCACGAACGTCGGTTTCGATTGCATCGAACTTTTGATTTTCCTCGGCGTTCAGCGAACGGCCTTCGGTTTGTGCGGCGGAAACAAGATTGTTCATCTCGTTAACCAACGCGGCGCGTTTTTCGCGCAGTTGAATTGAATTCATGGTTTTATGAATTTAGGTTAATTATTCGTAAGAGTAAAGAGCGCAAATTTGGCCGTTCGACCTTGTTCACGTTTTCGATTTCCGAACCAACTGGTTCGGCGTCGGCAACCAAGGTTTGAACCTCGGCGTCGGTGTTTAGCGCACGCGTCACAAGTTGCGACGTGGCGGCGGGGTATGCAGGAATCACGACGGGTGCCACGTCAATGAGGCGCGATATTTTTGTGATTGTGCGAATGTTTTGTTTGCCATTGACCGACCAAGTGTCGGATTCGATCATGAACGCGAACGACGATTGATTGACGTCACCGCGGCGCATCAACTCAATCAAGTCTTTGGCGTAGGTTGTGTTCGGTAGGTCAATTTCGTACCTCAACCCGCGTTCGTCGGTTGACAAACGCAATGTGCCGGACGATGCGCGGCCAAGTAAGTAGTTGTAGTCGTGATTATAGAACCCGCGAACGTCGTCGTTCATAACGTCATCGAACGCGCCCGGCGCGATGTATTCAATGAACCCGCCCAAATCTTCGGACGGCGAATTAAATACGGCGGCATAACCCGCGATGGTTTGGCCGTTCACGTCGGCGCGTTGCGTCGTGGTACGGCGCTCCATGATAGGGACGTTTTTCCGAACCTCGGCGTCAAATTTTTCTAAAGTAGAAAAACGATGAACGACGTTTAACGCTGGTTCTTGCTCGACGTATGCCTCAATTTCGGAATCAAATTGGAAAATTCGAATCTTTGCGGCGGGGTCGTCTTCGGTTGCGTTCACTACGAACCCCGAATCGGCCTCTAATTCGCCCCCTACGGCGATTTCAATGATACGGCCATAGGCGAACCCGTTTGACGAATTCCAGCGCACGAAATCGCCTAATTCGAGTTCACCGGGCATTGCCCGTGCGTCGCTGCCTACCTTAACGCCGACGCCGCCGATTTCGGCCAATACGTCGTCGTTGTTTTCATAGTGACGAACGA